TCCGTAAGCGAATAGGAAGATAGCGGTTAGTGTGTAGTCGAGTGCATAGTGATACATCGGAAGTTTTTGGGGGGTGTCCATTTCCTGAAGGAGAAGGATTGCCTCTAGTATTTTGTTGCCTTTGTCCATTATGTTATGGGAGGTGTTGGGATGAATGTACTTGGGTAGCATCTAGGGTTGCCTCCTGCTTTGTCAGGAAACCATACGTATCCATAACGCTCACAACACGCTTGTGAGCCGTAGTCAGTTGCTCCTCCGTTAAATGTAATTGCTCCTAATGATGCGCCTGAAGTTCTTTGTCCTGTGGGCAGGTCAGCACAATCAGGAACGTCAGACAGAATCTTGATAAAGTCCACCTTTACGACTCCCCCTGTTGTAGCGTCATAGTTGCTTATCTTCAGGATTCTGTAGTATGTGTCTTTGATGTATATCCTATCCGAGAATTCAAAGTCTTGGATGTCTGCCCGATTGAGTTTGACATACGCTGTCAGGAGTCTAGAGTCAGAAGAGTATAGTTCATTGACAAACCCCATCCAATAACGATAATACTGAGTATTTACAGGGTGCGAGTTTAAGAAGATGAACGCTCTCTCGTATCCAAAATTTAAATCATTGTTTGAGACTGTCGGACTAATTGCGTTGTAGTTACTGAAGTTTGGAAGGAATCCTATATTTGTACTTACTAGAGAATCATTGTAGATATAGACTTCTCCAAATGAGGTGTCAATACTATTGTAGTACGCTAATCGTGCCTTTGGACTCTGAACTCCCTTTCCTCCTTTGTCTATACATCTATGAATAGCTATGGAAGAGCTGGGGATATTGCTCAAAATATAGGGGGCAAATTGAGTCTGAACTTTTGCCTCTCCTGTAGCAAAGTCATTGTCTTTGTCTTCTATTCTATGCCGTCCATATACTCTATCCGTTGACTGCTGAACGGCTACGTTTATGAAGTCCTGACCTGCTGAGTTCTCCCAATCAAATACATTCTTTTGAATGTCTGTGGTCGGTTTTATTAGAACGTCTTTATTGTAGTCTATTTTGTTTGTCCAATCTTTCTTAGTTCCTGTCGCTATGTAGTCCTGCATCGGCTCAATTAGCAGATGATTTGGCTTTCTATTATCAGGGACAAAGACAAGGTTAAACATCTTCTGCAATCCCATCAAGAAATCAATCTGTTTAATGTCAGGGAAGTTGAGACTCATATCTACGTCTTGACCTTGTAGAGGTTCTGAGACGCTGTCTATTCTGAAATAGGTTGAGAAGTTCTGACTTACAGGGTTTGAACTTAGTATAATAGTTCCTGCTGAGGTTTTTGTGTACACAGATAAAGTCTCCCCTGTTGCGATAGTTGTAGTCCATTGAAAAGACCCATTTCCATTTAATTGCACAACAGGAACATCTGTTCCTGAAATGCTTCGCATTACTTGAGATGTTGCATATCCTGTTGTTCCTATTGATGTGCTTATAGAGAGAGTAAAAGTTACTGAGCAGCTATATGGGGCAGTCCATTTGTAGGTAGCATTGTCCCAATTATTTGAGAAGTCAAAGCCTCCTGATACTGAATCTAAAAGAGGGACAATGACGTTGCTTGTTGAAGTCGTGGTAAAGTCTGAGGACAACCCTACTCCTGCCACCTGAGTCTCTGAGCTATCGTCATCTGAGCGAGGTGTTATAGAACCATTGTACGCAGGGAGGTAAATCTTCAGGAAGTCTGCGGAGTCGAATAGATTTGAGTCGTATGTGTACCCTGCCTCAGACATTATCGTATCCACTAACCACTTCGCTCTGACGTATGGAGTAAAGTCTCCCTGCCATAGACCTGATGTTGATGAGTATGGGGGGTCTTGTCCTTCTGCGAATGTCCAATTTCTACCCTTATCCATTAATCCATACACTACATTTCCTGACTTCAATGCGAGAGTCATCGAAATAATTAGATTCGTATAGTTTAGAGTATGGTCTATTGAAGTTGTTGACAGGTCAGCTATTTTCTTTTCTTTTAGCGCAGTAGCTAGGTCGATAGTGTCTCCAAAAAATATGAGTTCAATATCAGCAAAGTCCTTCTTTTGAACATATACGGCTTTGATTTGAACATAGCCATTCATCAGGGGGATAGTGTTATAGCTCAGGGACGCTTTTATCTTCTGCTTCACGCTGTAATTTGAGACTATAAGGTCAGAAGTATCCTGTATATTTGCCTTGTCTATAGAACCAAAGAAATCCTTATTTTGCTTAGTGGCAGGTATCCTAAAAGTCTGAGAATATGACCCCTGAGTCTTGTTGATCTGGGAAACATCAGCAAATTGATAGTTCAAATTTACAGGTGCGTGGTCGTATAGCTCAATGGTATGTTGAGCCGTCTCTGCGCTATTCCAAACGACTAGCCTTAACATCTGAGGGATTGTGCTAGGGTAACAGATAACGAGACAGAGAAGACGCCTGAGAATCGTTCTTTTACGTTGTAGGAATTTGTATCTATTGTGACAGGTATCCAATCTCCTGACCCTGCTCTCATCATTAAATTATCTGAGCGAATCGCGTATTTGATAAGTTCAATATCTGCGAATGAGAAGTCTATGCTTGTCAGTTTGAACATTGATTTTCCTGTGACCTGATACGCTTGTGATTCTCTTGCTTCAGGTAGAAAGGAATACGTTGACGCATCCCAATCCCCTATGTTTTTCTTAAAGGGTTTTGAGGAGACTGAGTCGGTGTGTTCTGTGCGTCCTGTAAAGAGAACAGAGTCCCATCCTCCGACTGAGTTTGTCCAAGCTAGTTGAGTGTTCTTATGCTTCTCCTGTGTACACCTTCTTTTAACACTTAGTACGTTGCTTAATTTAGCACCTGAGCCTGATAGAAGTTGTATCTCATAGCTATCCCAAGTTGGATTGGCTGACAACTCTCCTGAACTCCAGCTCTCAAAGTTTTTAGGGTACGCCATTAAGTACGTGAGTTTCTGATTGATGTCCGATGCGCTTGGTAGTTGCGCTCCATTTGCCACGTTTATTGTGTCATATATTGTACTGAGAGCCGTGCCTGTTGCGTTTTTGATAGTTGTTTTTATCTGCGCAGCTAGTCCTCCGATTATATTAATGTCATTTAGAAAGGCTATGCATCCCTCTTCATCGTCAGACGCTTCAATCGTTATGACATCGCTGACAGGAATCCTGTCTGTAAGCCATACTTTTTTAGTCAATGCAGTTGCATAGTAATCGGTAAAAGACGGATGTAGTCCTGCGCTTATTTGCTCTACTCCATCAAGAAGATAGACCTTGTCTGAGTCTTGTGGTGCGCTTTCTGTTGAGCCTGTAAAAGTTCCGACCTCTACCTCATACTCTTTGAGTCCGTTCCTTCCTGTTGTGAAGGGAAGGGTAGAATAGCTGAGAAGGGTTGCGCTCTCATCTCTGATTTTGTCGTCTACTTTTACCCTGTCCCTGACTACCTCTGCGAGATTGAAGAAAGCGACATTGTTTGTATTGGGGGTTAAGTATAGCTTTGCGATTTCCACAGAGTCCTCATTGACCCAAACTACAAACCTGTCAGGGGTCGTGCCTGAGTCCGATATGCTAAATATCAGAGATTGATTTGCAGGTATTATTTTTGTCGGTTTGCTGTCTATCTGTGCGCTCATTTACTTGTCAATTTTATATTACCTACCTTAACTGCAAAGTGACTGAAGAGGTCTTTTGCAAATGCCTCGCCTAGTTTCTTCTCTGCTCGTGGTAGGGTTTCTTTGTATGCTATGTCCCAATACTTCAGGGAGGCTATTCCCTTCTTTTTGATAGACCTTGCAATGAGGTACGCTGCTGAACTCAGACGCGATTCAGTCTGCTCTATGAATGCCCCACTCTTATTCCTCAATCTGACAGGCTTAACTTTCATCCATTGCCTAATGACACTTGAGGGGGGTTGTTTAGAACCATACGAGAACGGAGAGCCTCGATGCTTTTCTGTGCCATTAACGCCCCAATATATGAACGTAGCTGACGGATCTGGAGAGCCGAAAATAGCATCCTGACCATCTATAGAAAACTTCAGACTCTTCTGCAATGCCCCTGACGCTTTACCATACGACTTGTTTTTGCCTATAGTTCTAGTCCCTAGTGTTCGCTTTGCTGCGTTCGCTAAGAGACCTGCGTACTTCTTGAGTGCTGCTTCATAGTATTTAGTTTCCTGTGCCACTTTCTACCTGTTGCGTCCGAAGATTATAGCGTTGAAAATTCTTGTTACGATGTCTAAGATTCCGTCGTCTTTTGTCGTTTCAGTCAAGGCTGTAATTGTACCTAATAAGGTAATAATTGCGAGGATAATCTCTACCCAGTTGTTATTGAAAAATTCCATATCTATTTAGTTTTGGTTTCTATTAATTTAAGTCTAGTCTCTAAGTCATCAAGGATAGTGAATACCTTATCCCATCGCGCCACTTCCTCCTGAGTTTGAATGTGGAACTTCTCCTCTTTTGTTAGTTCGTGGTGTGACATTAGAATTGATTGTTTATAGTTAATTGAGCCGATGACATAGTCACAACTCCTGTAGTGTTGCTGATAATAGCTGCCCCGAAGTATGCAAATGTTGAAGATATGTTGGTGGTACTCCCTGAGATAGTTAAATCAACCGACCCTGCTGATGTGAACGTATGACTTGCTGTACCTCCAAAGGCTGCCCCTGAAGTTGCCAAAGTTATTGAGACAACACCTGCTGAGTCTGCTGATACTCTGAATACGAATTCTCCTGAGACTGCTGCTGAGGAGTTGAGTCCGTGAATCTCGTGACGCTTAAAAATTCCGCTTAAGAGAAAAGATACACTCTTTCTTAGATTGATTGAGCTAGTTAACCAATATCCATCATTGACATTTGGGACTAGAATATCAGTAGACCCTACCCCGAAATTTGTATCCCTAGATGAGGTGTAGTGTATTGTGGAAATTGTCCCACCTCCTCCGCTTGGAATCTGAGACCCTGAAGGAGTGACGCCTGAAAGCGGAGCATTGCACGAGTCAAAGGTGTAGCCTACCTCTATGCTTATACTCAAGAGAACCCCTGCGAGTGAGTTCGATGTGGTCTCCTCTAAGGGTGTGGAACTTGCACTCGTGACAGAATAAAGGTCGTTGAAATTGAAGACATTGTCTCCGTTCATCATATCGGCTAGGATGTCCTCAGCTACCTGTTCTGCGTTGCTGACTAATTGCGTTTGATTGTCTACCTTATCCGCTTTGTCAGGGGGGAGGTCTAGGATGTAAACCTCAAAGCTATACTCTTTCGAGGTGTTGTCATAAGTCGCTCCTGTATAGACTAGATGCAGAGCTGGATACACTTCAAACTTATCTAAGTCCACGCCTGAAGGAGAGCCGTGTGTAAAGGTCTTTAAGAAAAGATGGTCTTCTACAAACTTCTCAAAGCGGTTTACTATGTTGTTATACGTTATCATTTTTTAGCTTGTAGTGGAGGTCTTTGAGGAAAGCGAGGTGCGTGAAAATAGACCCCACACTCTTCTCAGTAATCGCGTCCATCCTTTGAATGTCTTCTCCTGCGAGAGCGTAGAGGCTTGGATACCATCCCCATTTACTGCTGAATGCGTCAGGCTCTCCGCTACCTTCATCAAAGAGGACTTCATAGTGTGCAGTAGTGTCCTTCTTGAATTCAAAAAAAAAAGGATACACCCACCGAAGAGGTCAGCAGGGAGGAGTTTGAACGCTTCTGAGTCTTCTTTCGCTGTGTACTTCTCTATCGTGTGAACGTCTCCCTGCCTTCTCAAGATAGGTCTGTATAAAATGCTCATAATCTTATGGGCGTTATTCCAGAAATCTCCTGAATACTCCTCTATGTCTATCCACTCCCCTAGACTAAACTCTTGCCAATTTGGGATGAATCCGTACTGCTGTCCGTTGAGTTCAATTACTTTGAGATGTCTGCCTGTTTCCTCCTCAGCTATTCTCTTCAGGTGTTCATCTGCTTTAATTACGTCACTCATTGGAGCGTCTCTGAGTTCCTCGATAGTTACATCCGCGCAGGATGCGACTCTCTTGAATCTGTCCTCCTCCGTTTGGAGGGTCATCAGTTGTCCTAGATTTAGGTCTGCGTATTTGAGTGGGACTTGGAAGGTCATATCTTATTAACGATTAATGTGTAAAATGCTTACCCGAGCGTATAGCTCCCGAAATTGGGATTTGATTGATTGAATGTGATTGCGTACCTAGAGGCGTCTATGAAGTGATTGAATGCGTCCACAGGAGCGTTCAGAATACGTCCGTTCTTGTCCTCTTTATACTTGTAATTCCTTAGCTCTTTGATGCCATTTATAGAGCGTTCTGTAATCATTAGGGGTCTAGATTTAAGAAAGTCCAATCCAGATCTAATAGAATCCGCACCCTTTCTGCAAGGGTGGATATTGAACCCTCGTGCGTGTATATCGTCTATTGACTTAGGCTCTGCACAATCCGCAATAATAGTGTCTGTACTTCCTATCTCTGCGTCTTTGAGTATCTTAGACAAGGTCTCATTTGTGAGTCCTGTAGAGTAGCATATCTCATCTAGGCAGAATCCGTGTCCATCGGTGTACACCTTCACTATACAGCTAGGGTCATTCGTGTATCCGAAGTCTAGACCTACATTCATAAACTTGTATTCAGGGGGTATCTGTTTGACTTGCTTCCAATGCGTCAGAACTGCGCTCTTATTCACTCCCCTCTCCCCTAGTCCATACACCTTCCAAAAGTGTTCATCTACGTCCTTGAATCGCTCTATCTCATCTATGACAGATTGCTCTAGGAAGGGGTTGTCTTTGTATGTGGTCTGAAAGAAGTCGCAGTCATCTCGTGGGATGACATCGTCATATAACCAATGAAACTCGTCGGACGGATTAAAGCAAAGAAGGATGCGTCCTGTCGTTCTCAAAATTAGCTGTCTCCAGTCGTCGAGGTCTAGCTGATTAGCCTCACAGATGTAGAGCATCTCCCTCTTCCTTCCTCGCATCTTGGCTGATTGGTCGACGCTAATGAACTCGATTAGATTCCCATATAGTCGGTATGTGCTTTCTGACTTATTATGATGAGCAGGGTTGTATATGTCTTCCCTCTCTAGTATCTCAAAGAAGTCTCTCATAACGGACGCTCTGAGCGCAGGGAAGGTCTTTCTGCATATCGTAATAACAGACCCACTCCCTTCATTGAAGTAACAGGTCTCTATGATGTGTGTGAGGAGTGACATAGTCTTCCCACTACGTGACCCACCCTGATGCACCTGAATCTTCTTTCGGGATGTCTGAGCGTGGTAATATGTCGCAGGTTGCTTCACTTACTCTCTGCTATCTCTTTGCGGATTACTACCTCGTCCATCCAAGTCAGAGGTTTCTTCTCTGTCACTTCGATAGATGTCGTCTCTACGTATCCTCTGCGCTTCCCTTTCGTCTTTAGAAAGAATATGGTAGCAGCAGCACTACCCTCTTTGATAAGTCCGTGTAGATGGCTCTCTGCAAAGTCTAGAGCGATGTTCTCAAGGTCTGTGACCCTTTGCTTGTATTCAGGGTCTTGTTTAAGCCAATGATAGTGCTGACTCCTTGAGACCTTTGCAAGGGTACAGGCTGAGGTAACTATCCCTAGAGTCTTCTCTAAGGCTTTTATCATAGCCTCTTTTTTAGTGTTTGTTTTGTCCGATTGTATGCTCATATCGTATTATTTTAAGACTGATCTGGAGAGTCTATTCTTCTTTAGGGTTGTCTCTTAGATGCTCGTCTGCTGTGTTTAATATGTTTCTTAATGTTTCTCTTATGGGGTAATCTGAGATAGCTAGATTCAAGAGTATCTCCCACGCTTCATTTCGGCTCATTATTACCCTGAAGTTATGCTTATCTTCTTTGTTATCTGTTGCGAATAGTATCCAATCGTTTGAGGTGTTAATGTACCTCTTTGCTCTTCGTGGTGTCATTATGCTTGTATAAAGGTTAGATACTTGTTTAGGAAGTCCTTGTCAAAGATTTTCATCTCCTCTGCTCTTTTTACGTGGTGTAGGGCTGTTGCGTGATTCGTGTATCCAACTGCATCCGCTATCCTGTCAAATGTCCACCCTTTGACTCTGAGATGAGAACAGCATAGCTTTCTCGCATCAACTATCCTCCTGACTCTACAAGTCCCTTGCACCTCCTCCCATTCAACCCCTAGACGCTCGACTCCTCTCTTGCATTGTTCTAGTGCTACCTCTCCCTCATAGTCTTTATTTGCATAGGATAACTTTCCTACCATCATATAGATATTATTCATCTTTGATAAATTGTTTTAGTTCTTTTATTGTTTGTCTCACGCAGGAATTACAACTGCTAACTTTCTTATTTCCTCCTGATGCTTTATTCCATAGCTCTGTGAGCTGGAGATTTTGATTACCTTCTATCCTGTCTTTGCCCTCTAAATCTTTTAATAATAGTTTGATGTTTTCTATGTCTTCGTCACTTATGTATCTACTCCATTTATTTAGGGGGCAGGATGAGATTCTCAGGGTCGTTTTGATTGGCATAACGCATCCACATAGTTTTACTTTCTCGCCATTTTCGTCCTCTACTTCTGACCCGATTCCGAGCGTTCCGCAGGACTTAGTCAGGGTCAAATAATGCTCACAATCCTTGCAGATTTGCATCCGATTTGCTCTCTTTTGTGCTGATATTACAAACATCGTCTAAGGCGTTTTAAGGGGTCGTAAAGGCATTATGCCTGGATTGTGGTATCCTAGTATCAAAAAGTTGAGAAGATTGAAAAACCATATTTTATTGGTATTACAGAGCATCAATGTTGTTTGGTTATATGGTTATCAAAATACTCTTTCAGTCTCTTTTTTGACCTATGAAGAGAGGTGTAGAATGTACTCTTTTTTATTCCTGACTCTTCCGCGACTTGAGCCATATTGTAACCATCGCAGTACAGATTCAAAGTGGTCATATCAAACCAAGAAAGTCTCTCAGTAGCTAGGTAGAAGTTCTCCATCATAAACGCTTTTGAGAGGTCGTATGTTGATACTAAAACAGGTTGAGGGAGTTCTCTTAGTTCGTACTCTTTCATAAATCGTCCCCGAGTCGCTTCCATAAACATCGCCCTGTTAAAATATCCGAAAGGGTTCTGCATTACGTTTTTCATTTTCACTCCATCAAGTCGAATGATTCTCAGATAGGTATGATGAACTAAATCATAGGGGTCAGAATGCATCCCCTTAGCTGAGGAGATAAGTTTTTGGTAGTTAGTTTCTATCCAACTATTCCAATCCTTTAGCTCTTCTGATGTCTTCAACTTTGTCCTTATATTTTGCTATCATATCTCTAAGGTCGTCCATACTATACTTCCTTGTCTCCTTAGACTTCCTTAACAGAGTGGCAGCAGTCCCCTCCCCATATAGACGATTCAACGCTACAGAGAAGAGATACTGCTGACCATTCTGAAAGATGTTGCATTTCTTGTCTTGAAATTGTACATTGAACTCGTTCCATCGCGTTGAGTACGCTCCACGACTGATGAAATGCCCTGCATCCCCCTCCTTCCATTTCTTAACCTGTCCACAAGTGAAACAGGTAGCATAGCCGTTCTCATCAGACGCTCTCATCCTTATGAATAAACTAAAGACCTTATCCAGATCCTTGATGAGTTTCTGCCTAGCTGATGCCATTCGCACAATATAAGCCTAAATGTCCAATAAAAAAACAGGGGAATTGTCTCCGCTTTGATTTCCTCCTACTAAATCAAAATAGAATACATCTAGAGCGTCCTCTTCGTTCATTCCTTCGTTGAGGTATTGGTGTATGATTAAAGCCGCTGAATACACAACCTGCATATTTGCTCCTGCTGTGACTCCTATTATTGCGTGGTCTAGTCCGTCAGCTATTATGCACTCATTTTCTTGTATCTGAATCATCAGATTCTCTCTCTGTTCTTGTCTTCTGTCCATTAGAATAAGTCTAGTTGATTGTGTTCACTTTGTCTCATAATTCCAAAGGCTGATTCTAGTATCCTCTTTCCTGCTTTGTAGTCTACTAAGTTCCTCGCTATCTTATCCTTCCTTTGTCCTCCTTTATACGTGGAGAGGTCTATCTCGTGATAGGCACAATACCTGTTAACCTCGTCCTTTCCCTCCATAAATGATAGTTCAGGATTCTCCAGATCATTGGGGATTAGGAAGTTCGTCCAATAGTGATGACGTCCTCTTATTTTAGGGGGGATGAGGGGGGTGTAGTATGGTTTTACGTTCTCAACTACATACTTCCCTTTAAACCAATGTTTCAAAAATAGGATTTCTTGGTAGAGTTTCATATCAGGGTACTCTGTCGTTGTCGTTTCTCTTCGTGCAAATCGCGCCTTGCTATGAGTCGGACAGGGGGGACTGCTCCAAATGAAATCAAAGTCAGAATAGTGGTCAAGAAGATACTGATGAGCGTCAGCAACGATGACTCTGTCCTGTGGGAATCTCTCTTGATACAATCGAGCTAGGTCTGCATCTAATTCCACAGCGGTCACTTCAATATCTGCCACCTCATCCCACTTGTATCTATTCCCCCCTAGACAAGCGTATAGATTAAGAATCTTCATCGGGGCTGTTTGGATATTGTATGTAATCCCATCGACCCCTGTCGTCTGTGTCATCTTCAGGGAGTTTTAAGTCTGCAAGGAGTCTCTTCATTAGTCCCTTCTGTTCTTCTGTCAGGGGGGTAGGAGGTAAGTCCTTCTGTCTCTTGATGTTTCGCTCCATCATTTCGGCTCTCTCCCCTTCGTATTGTTGGAATATCTCTACCAGCTCAGGAAGTTTCAAACGCTCGTACATCTTTCCATAGACCCCTGCTTTGAGTCGGGTCATTATGACTGACCATTCCTCTAATTTCATCGCAGGGAATTGACTGATTAGGTAATCCACAGCGTCAACAAAGTTCTTCGTCCCTGTTATCGTTTTATTGTAGTCAAGGTAATCAATCGCGTCCTTCAGGAGAGCCATCAGACAGGCGTGAGTCGGAGCAGGTTGGTGTTTGAATGCGCTCCGTACATTCGTTCCTCTTTCCCAAGCGTCAGAGGCGGTTATCTTATTTGAGGGTCTTGAGATGAGCGAGATACTCTTCACTATCGAATCCCTTATTTCTAATTCGTTCATTTTTGTTCTTTTTTAATGGAAAAATTCCGCGCCATCCGTTTGCTACGGATTCGTTAATCATTTCTATCGCTGTATCTAAGTCTTCTCCTGACTCCTTGTAGAGTTTGTGTAGTGCTGCCTGTTCTCCGATTTGAGTATATCGTCCATATCGTCTCGCTTTGCGTTCATCAATCCACATAATCCAAGCAAGTTTAAATCTTGAATCCATAAATGGCAACATTATCCCCTCCCTTAGTAGTGAATTAGTAGATGAATTAGTCTCTGTATTAGTTGTGGTGCATTTTGAACCTAGTGGGGGGTCATTTTGAACCTTGTCAAATTCATTCTGAACCTCATCGCGTTCAATGTGACCCGAATCCCTAAATCCAATTAGAGACCTACAGACACGCTTTGACGTAGTTCCTGATATGTGAATGTACTTTAAAGATAAAAGTGTCTTAATCGCTCTCTTTGCCGTACTGAGAGAGACGCCTAGTTCCTTAGCTATAGTTGCATTCGATTTGTAGAACGCTTTGCCGTTGCCTGTAAAGGAATCAATGTCTGCAAGGAGTATCTTGTCCACAGGCTTGAGTTCCTTACTGAGCCAAATGTCCGCAGGTATCCAGATCCCCTTAAATTGTCGTACTACTTCGCCCATCTTGGAAGGTCTATGATGCCACTATTTACGTATCCTGTTTCCTCTCCGTCCCAATCCTTAAACGATTGTATTCCTTTGGTCATCATTGCGTATCCACTATCTAGAGCGTCCTGACTAAGCCTATAAATACAAATGTTATGGGGGGCGGTGTTCTCAATCGCTATGATGTAGAACTCACTTGCTCCTGTCAACTCTTTATAGATGGCAGCCTGTAAATGATATGAAAAGTTGTACACGCTTCGACTAAATCCGTCTGCACTTGCATCCTGTGTTGTCTTTAAGTCTATGATAACATCCTTAGACATTGCGTCCACAAACCCCCTGAAAGGAATCCCCTGAATATCTGCCTTCACTTCGGTCTCTCGCTTACTACATAAGTCTAGCAGTTCAGTTGCTTCCCTGTTCTGTGCAAATCTCCTCTTGATTTCTTGGATGCTTCTCCAATCTGAGTTATTCAGATAAATCTTTTTGGGGTTGTTCGATAGCATCTCCTTATATGCTTTTGTGTTCTTCCTCAAATCGGTTACATCGTAAATCTTTTTGAACTCCTCAGGCTCAAGCAGAGCCGAATGAACGGCTGTGCCTAAGCGCATAGAGGCTGATTCAACAAAGTCCCTTCTCTTATATGCTAAGAAGTGAGCTGGAGACTTAATGAACGATTTCAAAGACGAATATGATAGCTGTGTCAAGTGCTTCATCTCTGTATCGTTATTGCTTGGTCATAGCTCATATATTTCCACAGACCAAAGGTCTTTATCTCAACGCAGATAATCCCTTCCTTGTCCATATAAGCGTCACACATTGCTTTTTTCCATCCTCTGTTAGTTGCGATGAGGTCTCCCTCTAGGATGTTCAGGGTTGTTGTCTGAATCTTTTTACGCTCTACTTTCGGAGCAGTTACTTTCTTGTTTTCTTTCTTAATAAATTTAGCCATTTTACTGATTTTGTGAGGGGGGTAGTCCCCCTCTGATTATTGATTTAACTCTTCTTCTCTATGCAGGACTTCTCCTGCTAATTGTGTCCAAGTGGTATTACACTTATTTACTATCTCAGGGGCGTACTTTAACATCCCTCTAGGGTTGCTTGTTATCCAATGGTATATGGTCATAGTTGTGACCCCTAATTCATTGGCACAATTTGCCTGAGTGCCGTAGTGCTTTTTGATAAACTTCTTGAAGTCGCTGTTGTCGTGCTTTGCCATTAGAATATAAGTTCTGATTGTTTAATTTCTGGAGAGGGGTGTTTCTCCTTTCCTTCCTTGTCGTAATACTCGTCCAACAGGTCAGCCTGAGCCATCCCAAAGAACCCTCTTTCTTCCCCTAGTTTCTTCCACTTTTCAAATCTCTTCCTGTCTCGCTTGTACTTAACAGAGGCGATATTCTCTAAGGGGGTTAAGTGATACTTTGAATTGTTATGCTCTGACTGATGAATCAGTCCTGAGTCGTGTAACTCGCTCAATCTTGCAGAGGCAGTTTGAAGAGCCATATTAAGACGCTCAGAGACTTCTCTAAGGGTTACACCCCCTTTGCTCAAAAGACTCAGGATACGCTCTTCAGTCGGTTTGATATGAGGCTGAATATCTATGTAAGCCTCTATGCTAAATTTGCTCATAGGTTGTCACGTTTGTGAAGTAATAATTTAGCGACTAGACCTGCGCCTTCTACATACTCGTCATAGGACATTTTATCTGCACATTTCCCAATGATCTGGATAGCTGCGTTCAATGCCCACGAATTAGAAATCCTGTCTTCCTTCGCAGGGTCAGGCTTCCATCCTCCCCCATCAGGGAAGGTGCTTGACTTCTTAATCCTTAGCTTTTTACCGAACTTATTCTCTGAGGCTGTGTACTCAACTTCATCCCCTACGATGTAAGGGGGTGCTTCAGGAGATGTGCTTGACGCAATGCCCTCAGCATCGTCCTCCATTGTGACTCTGTAGTCGTACATTGTCCCTGATTGTCCGTTCCACGTATTTTCTGTCTTCGTGATAGACTTGATTTTTGATGTTGCCATCTTTTTTGAATTTATGGGGAGCAGAATCGCCCCCCTGATTAATTGTAAATGTAATATAAACTATACTTAATTAGATAATAAATTTAAGGCGTTTCTAGCCTCCTCTAGTTGAGCGATTTCTTCTGCTAGTCGCTTGTCAAATTCTTTGCCTAGACGCTCCTTAAACTTCTTGAGGTCTTGTAGAGTCATCTTGTTAAGTAATTCTTGGAAATTGATGTTATAGTCTTCCATTATTTCGGGGGGTTATTGGTTAGGTCTCTAGCTGTGTATAAAACGTCAAGCATATTGTTGTCGTGGTCTATTCTCTTCCCAAACCATTTGACGTTATCCCTTGCTTCTATTACTAGCTTTTCCTTAAAGTCTCCTTCAATCGCTTGTAGTCCTTCCTGAGTTGCTAATGCTTTGTTGAATTGTTCCTGATGGTAAGCAAGGTCTTCCAAGACAACTGCTATCTGTTCTTCTATAAATTCGTAATTCATTACGCTTCAATTTTGTTAGTTGTTATCTGCTCTAAATTCAAGACATCGGTCTCCAGTTGAGCCTTTAATGTGAATTGAATGTCCTCCTGTAGCTTCTTAAAGTCATCGCTATCCATCTCCTCCTCTTCGTAACATTCATCTATGATAGCATCCACAGAAATCTCTATCTCTACCTCTTTACAAAATGAGACTTCAAAGCCATCTGAGTAAGTAGATTTTTCTATCTCGTGACTAGTTTCATAACTAGCAAACCTTAACTGCCCTATGACAGCGTCTCTCCCTGCTTGGTAAGCCATCTCAAGGACTTTTAGGTCTTCTATGGACGCTGTGCCTGTCTGACTCTCTTTGAGGCTCTTAATCTCCTCTCTAAGCGTTTGATTTTCTTCAAGGACTTGAGTCGCTTGGTCTAGTGCTGATTTGACCTCAGCTATGGTCTTTGTTAAATGTTCCATTGTATGGATTTTATGCAGGAGTCCTGCGGTTAGTATCTGCGAGGGGAATCGAACCCCTCTAGAACCATTCAGATATTTACTTCATCTCATCCATTAAGTCCTGAATCTTGTCAATGACATAAGTGAGATTGCTCTCTCCGTCTAGGGTGTTTGATATGAGACCTTCTGCATCCTCAAACATTACAGAGTAGGTGTCAAATTGCTCATTCTCCTCATCAGAATCAGGATGATTTGGCGTGAAGATTTGAATAGATGAATCTCCCTTGAAAATAGTCAGAGAGCGACAGAGGTCATTTGAGTAGCTTGTGTCCTCTAGGCAAAAGTTCCCTACTATCTCCTCATCTATGAGGTTCTGTAATTCGATGACCTTTGCGTCCTGATATGCTAGTAGATATGGCTCTCCATAGTATCCTACAGGATTGACTTTAAAACGTCCTGTCTCGTCCATAGTTGGGTCTGTTATCTCTGCCCCTTTGAATGTGAATGTAATTGTGTTCATTTTGATTTGTTTTCTTCTTTGTTCATTAAAATTTCAATCTCTTTCTTTTTCTCTCTTATTTGAGATTCCAACTCTGCAATCTCTCGCATTTTTTCAATGATGTGTTTCATTTTGACATTAGTTTTATTGTTTTTTTGCATTCATCGAAATCAATACTTGAAAAGCAACCAAAACCAAAAGCATTAACTACTGACCAAGTGTCATCTGACTCAAGCCATTCAATAGAATACTTCTGATTGATTTTGTGTTTAATTGTTTTATCTAGTTCGCAGTTTTGCTTTATTATTTCAATAATGCTGCGCTTAATTGTGTGTGTGTTGTTGTTATACATACGGCTAAGATAGTCATAACATTCCATTATACAAACTTAATTTTGTGTTCTTAGGGTGTGGTTTTGGTTTTTTTAGCATAAACAGGGGTTCACAAGGCAAAGTTTTTTTATATTTTTTTTATAGGGCAAAAAGAAACCCCCACAAACGCAGAGGCTTCTCAAACACAGCTAAATTTTTCTAGTCTTTCTCCAGGAATGACAGGCAAAGAGGGAGAATTCCCACACAACAGAGGAGGATTCCGTTCGTTGTTATTGCTCCGTCCATACTCGTCAGGGCATAGACCACAATCAGACCCCCTATAGTACGCTTTGCACTCCATCTGCGAAGGTCTCCTTTGCCTTTAAGAAGTTGACTGAGGTCAAACGCCTTTAGTATCTCTATTAGTTGCTTATTCATTGGTTAAGGTTAGTATCAAGATTCCTGCTGATATTGCTAGAATTAATGAGGTGTAGACTATGCTCATAAGTTGGGGGGGTTCATCATTACATTGATTGCTGTATGTCCTCCGATAACTACTCCACAGGCTATCTGTTGAAATTTGAATGCTTTGGCGTAGGACATAGCTAGACTTTCCCTATCGACTCCACACCCTACCTGCATAGATAGACATCGTTTTGAACCTGAACTCCATTCAACATAGCATTGAGTGTGAATATGCCCCTGTATAGTCGACATCATATCTGCCTTCATTTTAGTTCGTGCAGTTCCTCCTTCTCCGTGAAGATATTGCACCCCATCGTAGACAATGCGCTCAGTCCAATTCCAATTAGTACCTAGAACTTCGTTGAATGATTTGAGCCATTTTTGAGGCACTCCAGATCTGACTAATTTTCTCGCAATTATTCTGTCGTGATTGCCTATGATTACATCAGCAACAGGGAAGGCGTCCCTCCATTTGTGAATCTTAGCTATGGCGTAATCTAGCTCATCCTGACCCGATGGAAGTTCTGCCTGAGTTTCGTGAAATGAGGCAAATGCGTTGTCTAAAATATCCCCTATAAATATAACCTGATTACAATTAAAATTTGCGTAGGTCTTCTGACAGAATTCTAGGTATCCGTCTAAGCAAAAAGGCTCGTGTAGGTCTCCTATTACTAGGATACGCCTCTCGTCCCTTGTAAGCCGTTTAAATGCCTCTAATTTGTTTCCTGATAGTCGAGGTCTCATAGGGGGTTAATACGTCCATATAGTCATCTGAGGCTTCTCAGGGTCGCAATCCACGTGAATGAACGAATCCCCCACCCCTAGCCTCGTGAATCCTGCGTCAAGAAGTGCTTCAATCATTAAGAATCTACGTTTTCCACTTCCACAATGCAGGTCTGCTGCCCATCCCAAAAGATGAGAACTATTTTTAGCTACTTTGTAGCCTTTCTCCTTTAGTGCTTTATTGTGAGAAATCGTTCTAAATCCTGAATTTACTATGAAGGGAAAACCTGCAATATCTCGTGCTACATCTAACCTTTCAAGGAATTCCTCCTCCATCATTTCTCCAGATCCTTCACAATCGGGGGAGTCAAATTCTGACAACTTAAAGTATTTGAGTTTGTTCATATTCCTTTCTTAGCTAGTAAGATTTTGAGTTCTTGGATTCCGTCAATGCATTCCTTCACTAATAGCTTAACCTCATCTCTGTCACTCTCTAGGCTGAACACACGCCCCCTCAGTCTCTCCACTTCTCTCGTCAGGTTCACATACACACCCACTACAGCGAGGAGGCTCGGTATTAGGCTTATGAGGGTCTGTATAATTGTCTCCATAGTTTTTTATCCAATCCTTTAAGAGTTGTACATTTTCTTTTCTGTTCATTTTAATAGACCTCTAAGCGTCTTTAATGTTTCCCCCTCTTGACCGAAAGAGTAAGTCATTCCATTTTGGTTGTATGTTTCTCTGACGGGACTCATATCGCTTCCTGAGTTTGTCGAATAAGCAGGATACAGACTAGAGTTCTGACATAGATATGAGACAAGTCTCTCGGTGTAAAATTGAGCGTTCTGTCGCGCTCTTTCTATTTCCCTATGCAAGTCAGCTGAAGAAATTGGTGTGGTATTTTCAGCCATTCTTATGACTAGACCTCCGTTGTCAATCTTTACGTATAGGCTAGGAATCAAATCCACCATAGTCCACCACGCGACACACTTCCTGACATAGTCATCTACTAGAATCTCATCATTACCTGCTAGAGTCCCTGCCTTAATATGAGCTAGTAGTGCTTCCATCAAATTTGTCCCTAGATACTGCTGTAGAATTTTATCCTGTACGATAATAACCGACGGGATGACATAGGAATCCTCTACTGAGCCGTTCAGATTGGTTAGTCTTTTTAAGTAGTCAGGATTGACAAATAATACTTCTGTAGTTAGTCCCATTAGTTTCTAGGTGTTGTCCAATTTCCGCGCCCATCTACAAACCCTCTCCCATCCATATCGCGTGGACGCTTTGCGACTTTGGGACTATTGACCTCCATAGGGTCATATCCTGCCTCTCTCATTATCTTCTTTGCTTGGTTGACGCTTATCTTCTTGTTGCCTTTCTTGAGATAGGTCATTCTCTGCCAAAAATGTTGACAGCTACCTCCTCCCTTGTAGAATTTGTCCTTAGAACAATGGTTTAAAAAGAGGTCGTATGTATTTGCTCCTCCTGCTCCCCATCCTCTATTGACGGCTTTTGAAGATGCTAGTTCTATCTGCTCCTTTGCCCAAACTTTGTTACCTGCGTTGACCATCTTAGTACAGAAGTCTCTGCTTTTATACTCTTCTCCTGTGCTTGGATTCACTCCGAAACCCCCTAAGTTTTTAGGCATATAAGCGTAGCGAATTTTTATGAGTTTGTTGTCTTGTTTAGAGACCTGTGAGGGGTCGCTTTCATCTCTTCCTCCTCCTATAACTCTAGCAAATGACCAAAGCGCATCCTGTTTCTCCTCCTCTTCATAGTTTACCCTTCTTGAGTCTATGCATTCCCACTCATCGCTCATTACCTCTCCTGCTTCTATTAAAGAGTTCACAGCTAGGTCTAGGTCTAGTATGTCGTCTTCTGATAGCTCTGACTTGATAGGAGCGTTCTGAGAGGCTTGGACTACTATAGGGGGGGTCTTATGTAGCTTGACAGGGTCGAGTATCCCTGCGGCTCTAAAAATAGACTTCACAGCCTTATCAACTACTTTCTGAAAGGGTAAGATGACCTGACGCTCGAATAGTTGAGATGCTACCTCTAGCTCTTGAGTGCTTCCTAGCTGTCCTGCTGTCTTAACTCCAAACATAGCAGGAGAGACTACCCTGTGACCGACCATAATCTTGTCTGTAGTTTCCGTTGAGAGAAACTGATACTGCTTGTCTGCGTCCGTTAATGGGAAAGGCTCAAAGGAAGGCTTCCTGTCAGGTTGGTCTGAATACGTTATGATGAACTTCCCTGCGTTTGTAGCTCCTGCGAGTTGACTCTCTATGTCGTTTCTGATGCGGTTGCGTTCCTCTACAGGAGGAGAGCCGTTAAGAAACGAAATGACATACGAGGGAGCGAGTCCTGAGCGTATGTTTGAGATGTGATACGATGCAATCTCTTTGTCCAGCTCAATATAGGAGATGCTTCCCTGATAATCTACAGAAGGATAGGCAAAAGACCCCACAGAGAACGGCTTGACGTAGAGAATTTGAACAGGAAACTTCTTACTCTTGGAAGGGTCGAAACAATGCACCTCTTCAGGTTCACATCTTTTGTCTGCCCAATCTCTAGAATAGTAATAGAATTCCACCTCTTCCCTGTCATTTACCTCTCCTGAGCGTATATTCTCGAAAGGAAGGTGCCTGACCTTAGATATGGTCGTTCTGTCTATAGAATAGATGATTTCTAATGCGAACCCCCCTTGTATCTTTAAATCTAGACACGCTTTGCGGATTTCATCGTTAAGACTCCATTCCTCCATCTTGAGACGAGCGTCAAGGCTGTCTGTTTTTAGACCCTCCCCGAATATCATATATGCTATTGAGGTACATAGAGCGTTATGAGTGCCTGACTTTTGATACAGGTCAACTAAATACTGCGGATACAGGTTGTCGTCTCCGTAGTTTATCCACCCTTTGCCTGAAGACTTCTCTTCATATGACTTTGGGACGTATTGTGCTAGTTTAAGTATGTCCATTTATTCGTAATATACGACATTATTAGGGATTGAAATTTTAGGAATCGTCCACGCTTCTTCTCCAATGATCTGGAGAACTCCCACCTCACACTCTCCGACTACTGATGCGTCTGTAGGGTCTAAATTAGAGCCTGAATTCTGTCCTAGTATTCGATAAGTATAGAACCCTGTATCTGTCATCTTAATGTCTCCTGTTATGGGGGAATTGTTGTGAGTTCCTATCGTTGCTTTTGTGTATCTAGCATTGTCTTTTACCACATCAAGAACCACAATGAACTTCTCGCTTGTTGCCTGACTCGTAAACTCTATTAAATAGTTCGTAAACGTAGCAAGGTACTTCCTTGCTTGAAAGGGGGAGACGTATATCGTCTG